ACGTAAACGTACATACGCACCATATGTGATAGTTATTATCATAATATAATCAGTAATTATAGCATTAGATTTACATATTTTATCCCTAAATAGGAATGTATCATATGTGATATTATCATTCATCCTATCTGCGATACAAAAATGCAGTCGCCAATTATTATTTTTTAATTTCTTCACTTCTACTTCCTGTGATATATTACCATAAATATCGTATATACTCACTTTTTCATCCTCAATATCTTCACTATCTAAAACTATACTTGTTGACATATTTGTTGAGTGTAAAAAAATAAATAGTTAAATTGACAATTGTATATTAATAAATTCTTGTCCTGATCACTTCGCGTGTCAACGGCGCTCCGTTGACTGGGACTGCAGTTCTAGTATTTGAGTCGCTTGACCATTTGCTTCTTAGATGCTTTTTTGCCTCCAACAGCAGTTCCAGCCATCATTCCAGCTCTATGTTTCATAATATTATGAGCCATCGCTTTAGCCTCTTTATGATGATAACCGCGACCGACTAGCTCTTCGGTCAGATTTGTCAATTCGTCACCAAAATCTAATCCTTTTTCGAGTGCAGGAGTTAATCTAGGAGCAATAGTTTCAGCGACTGGGGCCAATTTGCGACCTAATTCCAATGCTTGACGTGCTCGCGGTACTAATTTGCGACCAATACTCTTAAGTCGCCCAGTGAATGAACCACCATAGTAATTATGGACATCTTCAAAATCAACTTTGCGAATCTCAGGAGCATCAAGAATATCGCGTTGAGAAATAATACCAATCATAGCCTCAGAGAATTGATCTTGAATAGTGAATACTCCGGGAGATACTACAGTCGTGTAAAGCGTGTATGGAATAGTATTACCGGCTAATGGAGACATAGATTGGAGTTGCACAGAATAGTTGAGTTGATAAGTTCCTAATAAACCTACTGCTTCAGCTTCAGATAGGGACAAATCACTCATTAAATCAATACAAAGTACCGATCCCACATTTCGCGACCATTGAGTCCATGATAAAGTGCATCCATTCTTAACTGACATGCGATATAGTTGTTCAGCTGATGCTCCAGAAAGTAAACCAGATCTGTTATTGAAATTTATACTAATAGCGCTAATATAAGCATACACGTCTGGAATATATAATTTGTTACTTGCCCTGTAAGAATCAGAGATACGAGCATAGATATAGATCCGCTTTGGAATAACTCCTAGTTGGATATTAGTTGAATTCTGTTGGATATTATTACCTAAGTAGGCACCAGCAGGGATAGCAGGAAGGAAGAAATCAGCAGTTGGATAACGATCAATTGAGAAGTATGGATAAGCATTAACAGCTGGGCGAATGTCAGTAAATTTGGGTGTAAGATAGTTGAATAGGATAGTTGGAGTTTGAATTCCTCCAGTTCCAATAGTCATATTGCTAATAATCATAGCAGTGTTACCATTGACGCTATCATGAGACCATAATCGCGACCAGTCAGATTTAAGTGTGAGTGTGATTTGCATAGTTTGAACACCGAATAAACCGCGTCCATTTTCCATGCCAAAATCAAGTGGTGAGATAAATAGTGGTTCGATAACATCAAGATATACTTGAGCAGCAGTATTAGTATTACTAACGACATGAACTCCAGCGAATCCACCGCGATTAGTGCGATATCCTTGTTCACCGTAATTTCCTAATACGTTACGAGCACTACCATACTGGATGTAATCTCCGTATAATTGATATTGATCTTGTTCACTTGGAGTCAATGACAAATCAGTCTCATCAAGACATTGCCAAGCATTATAACGCAGAAGTGGGTCGATATAATCACCGACATTCTGAGTAACTTTAGTATTGTTAATTTGCACTGATACAGTCGAACAGATCTGAGCTAGTGGGAATGCGCGTGGGGCATCAGTTCCAGTCGGTTGCCAGATTTGAGGATCTCCGGCGACACCGTTAGGAGATACATATCCTAGAAGTGGAAATCCCTGATCAGGTCCAGTAAAGAATATATTAAAACCAACTTTTACATAGATTTTCTTATCAACGATAGTGTCTGGACTAGGGGGATTGATATTATTGAATTGAATAGAAGTGACTGCGGCAGTAGTGGAAGCGATTTCACGCCATGACACTTGACCAGCACCTTCCTCAACTAAGTATTCGCAAGGTTTATCCAGATCCACTCTTGGGTCTTGGACCTTGACTATCATTTCGGGTTTAATTGCCAATGACATTTTCAAAGGAAGAAACAAAAAAAGTACTTAACAACGGAGCGCCGTTGACGCGCAGAGTCTTGTCCTGCGTGGTTGGACTGAACCACCTTAGCTACCTAATATGGGTAATCCAGTAATAGCGTTACCACCATACTCATTATCTACGAATGATTTCTTGCAAAACATTAATTTGACTGAAAACGCTTCACCAGGAGGCAAATACATCTGTCTGACTATATTCTTGCTATCGATATAATACGTTTTGATGTCAATTTTGAGTACTGAGTCGTTTCCTTTCATGTCAATATAGCGATTATTCTGCGATGTATATAGGAATGGGGAGGTATCGGGATATAACACATCGCGATTGGGGATGAAATCAGTTAATATATTGAAAGTGACGTTATTACCAGATAAGTCAATACCCTGAGTGTATTCAGATAGTGTTGGCAGCGTGTTAGATGTGAGTAATATTCCAGTGACATCATCCCAAGTATAGAAGGCAGCAGAGTCTTGAATGGCAGCGAAATAGAAGTCGCCACTAGTAGCAGGAAATTCAACTTTGTTATCGAGTAAACCAGTATCAGCTGGTAGATATAAGATTTGATTATCTAGGAAATCGGAGCGATTATATCCGTTAAATAATGCGAATATGCCTCTGAAGAAGTTATATAATTGGGTATTCATCCAAACTTGACAAGTCGCTGCGTCATAAACTAATATTTCGAGTCTATCATCTTCGCGTCTAACCACTAATGGAGGGTTTACTGTCACACCAACGACTCCATCAATTATAGCTTGAGCATTACAGGCCGCGAATGCATCATTAACTGATTTCAGGAACTGATTGATATAGAAAACTGGTTGCGTATTGAACAATATATTCCCAGTGCTGACATATTGTAATTTAGTAGTAGTCGTAGTAGTTCCATCAGAAAGTGACACATAATAATGATTATAATATAGCGGATCGCTGTCTGATGGAAACTCGAAATACGGGATGGAATCGCGTGGTAGGTCAAATCGCACTACAGAACAGTAGTAGTCAGATGCTCTATTAATGATTGGCTGAGTTCTCGTGACTGGTGGTAATTCCATTGGAATAGCGACTGTCGGACTTGGATTGAAGACATTAATATTGACATATACTACGTCATCAGTGTTCTTACGTGGATCATGCGACTGTGGCGATATAACGCTGCCAGTAGCACCACCATGATTGATATTTATGTGATTAGAGCGGCGATCACGATGATTTATGTACGATTGCATTTATTAGATACGGAGTTATTATTTTATTATTTATCCGCTTTATGTGTAGAAGTAATCGCAAAACAAGCCAATCAAAATAATAATTTTTAAGTTTAGACTGTCACCTCAACGACTCTGCAGCATCATTGCTTTTCCATGACACAAACTAATAACTTTTTTTTTGAAAAATTAGTTTCTCCTACAGAAATGTTCTCAACAAAAACGGGCATCCCAGTGGCAAAAGTCGTGGGAAATCAAGATTACGGCATTATTCTTGTCAGCCTTGACAATCACCCGAAGGCTATTAAGAAAGAAGGTGGGAAATCTCTCGGTGACTTCACGAAAAAGAAGGAAATTAAACATAATTCTAGGAACAAATCAGACAAAAAGGTCAAATACAGCCGGGAACCAGTCTCAGATATTGATATTTCTGATTCTGAGCTATCAAGCGACGACGATATCTTCAATGTGTTAAATCAAGATAAAATCTATAAGAAGACGAAATCAACGAAAAAGATATCTCCAACAGATCTTGATGAGACCGTGATCAAGAAATATAAAGATAAATTATTCAACCAACTATCAATTCATGAAGGATTTATGACGCCAGTACCTAATATTAATATGGAACGGGATGTACTCTATATTGCTGGCCCTTCAGGAAGTGGCAAATCCACATATGTGAGACGCTATCTAATTAACTATTTAAAACTATATCCCGACAACGATATTAATATATTCAGTTGCGTTAGTAGCGACAAGGCTTTTGACGATTTACCGAATATTAATCGCGTACCCATTGATGAGTCACTAGCATTTATGAATATGGACCAATTAGCTGATTCTTGTTGTGTATTTGACGATATAGACGTTGTCGCTTCAGCTCCAGTAAGATCTCTATTACAGAATATCCGTGATCAAACACTAGAGATTGGTCGCCATAATCGCATTACTGTATGCGCGACTTCGCATCAACTTATGAACTATAAAGCGACTAGGGTATTACTTAATGAAGCGACTTCCGTTACTGTGTTTCCTAAGACTGGATCTACATATCATATCAAACGATATTGTGCTAATTATGGTGGCCTGTCAAATAAGACTACTGATGAAATATTGGCATTACCATCGCGATGGGTGACACTGAGTAGAACAGCTCCTATGTTCGTATTACATGAAAAGGGAATCATAATGATGTCTTCGTTTGATGAAGGCGGTAAGAAAGCGACTAAGAAGAGCAATAAATAGCAGCGATTCACCTATATATGCCAGTCGCCATTATGGTGCATTGAATCAGTAGACGCGATTTGGTTTAACTATTTTTTATTTACTGTTTGTCACCATCATAAATGAATCCATTACAGAGGAAAGTTGTTGAGAGAGCTCACTATTTGGCTGATCGCAATGATGGAGCAGTATATCGCACTATTCATGGTGGTATTGATGGTGAGAGAAGTGAAGTTCGTATGAATCCTAAGGGTCGCAAATTGTCAAATAAGCAATTAATTGATGAATATGAAAAAATACGTGCCAGAGTCGCTGAATCTGAATTCGCACTACCAGTTGAAGATTATATGGGTAAAGTCCAGGATATTAGTCGCGCTAAAGATGCGATCAAGAAATCCAAATATAAGGAATTACTTAAAGGGCTGAGTCAGCCATATGAAGAAGATCAAGTTTCTATGGAACAACAAGAAGTGATACCTGGTGATCACGAGCCAATATTGCCTCATATTAGACAGAAACCAAGGCATAAAATATCACAACAACAAGAGCAATTAGAGAAATTTAAGGGTCGTCAAAATCTAACTA